CTGAACAATTGGAGCAATTACAGATTCAGTAACAGCCATGGCTGCCCATTCAGCTAAAGTGTTTTTTAAATAGTCCGTCATTCTATCGAGCATGTTTTTAAACCAGTCAGACGGATTGTCAAACATGTCCCTAAAAACATCTGCTGTTTCATCCTGGATGTTTTCTAAAAACTGATCGTGTGCCCTGGCTTGCTTTCTTAGATTGTCCTCTAAAGCTTGAAGGTCCTCTTCCAGCCCTTCTTTACGTTTTTGCCGTATATCATCCTCAAGCTTATCAATATCCTGAAAATATTTATCCAGAGCTTCATCAACGGCCTGGTTACGTTTTTCTTCTATCTTTTTCAGTTCCGACGAGAACCATTCTTCAAGCTTTAGCTTGTCCTGAACATATTTATCATATTTATAATAGCGGGCATCCAGGGCGGCAAGCTCATACTCAACCTGAGTCATTATTGCTTTTTTGTGTGCCTGTGAAAAATCACCTAAAACAGCATGGATTTTTTGGATTTCTTTTGGGCTTAAGAATGCTTTTTCAAGAGCAGCATCAATCGTTTCGATATTCACAACAGTAGCTTTCAAAGACTCATTGGCTTTTTCTGTGGAATCATATATAGCTTTAAAGGCCCCTCCCAATCTCTCAAGGGCTTTAGTGTCATTTAATTCTGTCTCAAGCAATTTAATTTCAGCAGCGACTCTTTTTATTGCTTCCTGTAAAGGGTCATGCACTTTTTCAATTTTTTCAATTTCTTGTTTATAGGAATTCCCTTGCTCATTGGCCTTTTCAATGGCTGTATTTAAGCGATCAAAAAAGGCAGGGAGACCAGATGATTCTTCCTTTTCAAATTGCCTTCCAGAGGTTCTTAATTTTTCCTGAAGCGCAAGCAATCTGGTTAATTCCGTTTGTGCTACTGCCAATTTATTTTCAGTTGGCAAGCCATTATTTATGATGTTAATAACGTTTGTAGCCCCCCTTGCCATCTCGGCAAAAAATTCAGTAAGACCAGAATCTGCTATGGTCCTTTTAAGCTCTAAAACAGCTGTATTGAAATTTTCGAAAGCAGCCCGGGAGGATTCTCCAGCCTTTACTGCAGCAGCACCATATCGATCTTCAAGCACATCCGCTAACCTGGGTAACAGGTCAATTGCAAGGACCTCTCCTTGCTCCAGCATTTTGCCAAGTTCCATGGTGGAGACGCCCATGGCTTCAGCGGCCATCTGGAAAGCGCCCGGCAAGCGCTCTCCTAATTGACCTCTTAATTCTTCGGCCTGGACAGTGCCTTTGGAAATCATCTGGGAAAGCGCCCTTAAAGTTCCGGAGGTATCGTCGGTACTCAGCCCAAGCACTGCGCTTGCCTGGGAAACCGCAGTAAAAACCCTCCGAACGTTTTCACCTTCAAGAGCTGTCCCTTTTGCAGCTGCCAAGATCCCCTGGTATGATTTTTCAAGAACAGGTAAATTTAAGCCCAGCTGCCGGGCCGTTTCATTTACAAAAGACATTTCAGCTCTGGCCAGGGCCGCCGTCCCCATAATCGCTTCATAGCTCCGGTTTAGGCTATCCAGCGCAACACCGGCCTGCACCACTTCCCTGGTAAACGCCACCACCCCGGCAAAGGCAAAGGCACTCGCCACGGCCGGTCCGATTTTCATCAAGGTGGCGTTTATTCCCTTCATGTTCCGGTCCATTGCACTGAAGGACTGCTGACTCTGCCGACCAGCCTTGGCGGATTCTCTACCGACGTTCTGGAATCCTCGTACAACTCCTTTGTCATCAATTTTCAGAGTAACTTTAATTGTGGAGCTGTTAGGCATTCGTTGACCCTCCCAAGATCCAGCCATTCTTCATAGGTGAGCATCTCCGTATCAAGGGGGAACCCAGCAAGGGATAATTTCCTGACAGCAAGCAGCTTTTTTGTATAAGGATGGATCTCCCATTCTTGAATTTTCGGACAGTTTTCACAGGTCCATTCAAGCTCAGGCTCATCATATTCCTCCCTACATTTTGCCACATCTTTTTCATTGCAGATGTTCCCCTTTGATATTGCTTCAAGATCATGCTCTAAGATTCGTTTGGGTCAGTATCGTCCTTATTGTCACCGTCGGGCAGATCTTCGCCATCATCATCATCAATTGATGCCTCAAAGGCATGGATTGCCAGCCGCTCCACAAGATCTGCATTGTGCGTGCAAAACCATTCCTTCCAGTCGTCACGATATCCGGGTGAGCCGGGAATAGAGGATATCGTGACGACCTTTTCATTGACCTCCTCACCAAAGTCTCCATCCCGAAACCCTTCAAGGATAGCTCTCCCGTTTATCTGCCGATTTTCACCGGTGCAATTGATAATTTTATTGCGCTTTCTTTTGGTCATGCCGTTGGTATATTTGGCTTGCTCCTTGGCTGTTGGAATCCTGTAATACAGCTCAAGGGATGAATCGGATATATTGTCGTGCAGACGCAGTGTGCTGGGTTTTTTTGATGCAACTCTCATTTAATGTTCTCCTGATGTTTAATGTAAATTTTTATATAAAACTCCGGCCATGCCGGTTATGTTAAATTAATTAGCGTAATACTGGGCCATGTTCTTGATTTTCACGATCACAGAGCCATAGGTGTCATCTTCCAGGACAACCATGTCTCCTTTTTCAGCCAGGCGTTTACCGTTAGCGGATACAGGGGCCTTTAGCACACCAAGTTTAGGGAATATGATCTCAACCCCGTATTTGTGGCCGGTGTCAAACTCGGCCCCTTCGGCAAGGATGGATGCTGCAAAATATTCGGTTGTTTTCATATAGTTCCGGACAATGTAATCCCGAAATTCCCGGTCCAGGGACAGAGTCTGATCCCTGCCGTCCCTAAAGTATTGGGAGGCATACAAACCACCGCCGCCCGGCACAAACTCAATTTTGCCGTTATTGGACAGCCTATGTTCAATGGTATTGATTTCAGCACCCATTTCCCGGCCACCCTGGATGGCGGTACCGTCATATTTGCCGCCAAGTCTGAAGGTCAGTTCAGATACCCGCAGAGGGGTCTCAGAAATCCTGGCCGGGAAGGTCATCCAGAATTCCTCTGTGACAGCATACAAAACCTTATAGGTCACACTGGTGGATGATACACCAGGAGCCGTGATGGTGATTACTGCCGGTGTGGCATCAGAGACTGCAGAAAAAGCCACCTCTTCCCACACATCCGGGGAGGTTTCCACCCGGATCTGATGGATGGCATCCAGGCGTTCCTGGGCTGTAGATCCTACAACCCCATTGGCAGCAAGGGTCAGTTGGGTGACATCATCCAGTGCTGTGATGGATTCCTCCCGCACCGACGAGTCATATTTGCCCGTAGCCACAATGTCCCCTGCCACCTTGCAAAAAGAATCCCGGGCAAAGGTTGCGGTAACGCCATTTACAAACATGGAGGCAAAACGCTCTTTAGCAATAGTTTTACCCAGACGTTGGGCTCCGGTAAAAGAGGGCAGGGATCTGGCAGTCTCCAGATCCCCTTCCATGGGGGTGATGGTTTTCAAGTATCCAGAGCCTGCGATACTGGAGGCAATTGTTCCCAGGCCATAGGCATAGAGCAATGCAAAATGCTGGGGCTGGGCCTTGGGAAAATTCAGGGACAGGCTGGCTGTATTCCCAAGGTCATATATCATATCCGCCTCTTCCTTGCCGTTCAGCTCATCCTTGTTGGATTCCCGCTTGGGGTCCAGGCTGATGATATCTCCCACCGAGGCCAGCAGGGACAGATCAAGGGTCTGTTCTGTATTGATTGCGGTTTCTTTTTGATAGGCAGAGACGGCAATCATGTTATGATTTGCTCTGATTGATCGAGACATTATTTATTCTCCTTTGCCTTTTTCTTGTCAGTTTTCGGGTCAGTTTTTGGGCCGATTTTTGGATCGGGGTTTTTAACTGGGCTCGGTACAGGCTTTAACACCTTTTCAAACCGGTTCTCCTCTCCTGCAGGTATGGACTCATATTCCCGGCCTCGCTCGTATGTCTTGCCAGTATTCGGCCCGTCAACAACCTGGAAGGTCTCCTGGCCTTTTTTTAATTTAAACATTTAGGTCTCCTCTCTTTCATATTCATAAGAAATCGTCTTTCTTAAAACCAAGCCGCTTTTTCGGTACATGAGCTGGATGGGGGTTTCCTGTTTAGGGGATACCGATTTTACATATTCTCCCAGGGAACTTTTTTTCAGCTTCCCATGGACCTGCCGTGTCAAATCAAATATAGATAAAATCGCCTTGTCGTTTTTGACCAGCTTGTCATAGACATATATCTCAACCGGCAGTGTCAGCTCTGTCACGCCTCCCATCAGATCCGACCGTTCAACCCGGCCATCCTTGATCCCGATACAGGGAAATTTTGCGCTTTCCGGGATAATATCCTTATCCGGAGATAAATAGATATCACTGTCCCTGGGGCCTGGGATCTCCCTTAAGCTTGTCTGTATGGCCAAAATTAAATCTTTCATAATGGATTCCTTCCCAGGACAACATAGTCTGCCACTGTATCCTGGAACTCTTTAATATCCTCACTGCTGAATCCTAAAAATTCCCGTTTGGGGATCTTCACCTTCCGGCCCGGGCCTGCCATGCCGCCCCTGTTATGGATGGCCGCATAAATCCGATCGGAATAAATACCGGCACTGTCCTTGTCCGCTGCCGGATGCACCAGGCACAAGTAACCGTCCTGCTGCAAAATCTTATCTCTTTTGCCAAGCTTGGTCTTTCTTGCCCGGGTTGCATCGGCAAGCTTCTCCCAGCCGCTTCCGTCCGGTGCTGTTTCATTCTGGAACCTGTCATCTGTCTGCTTGACCATATATTCTGAAAAGGATTTCATAACAGGGGTCATGTCCTGGATATGCCCGATACTCTTGGCAACCATGACTTGGAGTTCCTTATCATTCCATTCATAAAGCACACCATCACTTGCCATGGTTAAAAGCCCCCCATATCGTCCCTGGTAAAAATCCTGGGATCAGATGTAATCTTGACACCATCATCACTTACAGATGATGGTGCGGATACGGCTTGCGCTAAAATCACCTTACCTGTGGATACCTTTTCCAGAAATTTGACGGCATCATCATATTTTATTCGATTCTCTTCGGGCGCTCCTCCCCGCCGGGAGCTGATCTTATAAATAGCAATGTCCACAGCCAGGCTGTTGACAATATCCGGCACAGGAGATAGCGGGGTCAAGTACCGGGAGGCGATGTGGGCATTGATCAGGGCATCGGCACCGGCAATGGCTTTTGCAACAGCTTCTGCATTGGGAATCCCTGTATCAAAATCATCTGTATACCGGATCAAATCCTCTTCATCCATGCTTCCAAGGATATCGTTTTGGCTGCAATAGGGCATCAGGCTTTATTCTCCTCCTGGATAAATCTCCACGCACGGTCCCGCATATCAGCCGTGACATTGACATTCAATACATCTTCCATGGCTTCAACCAGGGGTTTGCCTGATCCTGTTGTGTTGCCGTCTTCAATGGCTTTATTTGCCGCATCAATCAGCTCCTGATCAACCAGGCCCTGGTCATCATCATCCGGCACACCGGCAATAATCATGATATCTGGATCATCATCCATGCTCCGAATCTGTTCTTTGGTAAAAAATCCGTCCGGGAACTCTTTGCCCTCACGGGTATGTGCAACCCCGCACCGCCTAAAGCCGTCTATGCTTGATTTTATAAAAACTGGCATCTGTTTCTCCTTAAAAGTTCCGCAAAGCCGGAACTTTTATCTGCCCAGGGACCCACAAGGCCCCTGGGCCATGTTAAAAAAATGATTTTTATCCAAGACCTGTGGAGCCGTATGCAGTCTGCCAGAAACCATACCCGGCAGCAGCCTCAGCTTCAGCACCAAACTTATATTCACCCCGCATGAAAACATCATCAGCATCAGGGTTGACCTGGGAGACAAAATGCGGTTTCTTGGTTTCCTGATAAATAAAAGGTTTGACAGGCCTTGTGGTATCCAGGAGGAACCAGGCCGTGTCGGATGACATCCTACCGTCACAGACAACCTCTGCCATACCCTTGTACGGATTGGGCGTGTCATCAGCAAGCTTGTCATGGGTCATAAGCGATATGGCCACAATCTCTAAAGCCGGGGGAACCAGCAGGATATTGGGCCTTATATTCAAATTCCGGCCTTCATCATCCTTGAATTTTCGCATGGCCACCCGGGCTGCACCAAAGGAAGCATCCGCAGCCGCTTTGGTCGCATTAGACAAGACAGCTGTGCCTTTATTACTTACAGAGACCACAGCTCCCTCCTTGCCCACCGGGTGGTCTGTGTCACAAAAGTTCTGTCCGTCAAAGCATTTATTGGTAAAGGAACCGTTCACGATTTCATATATAAGCTCATCCGGGAACTCCTTTGCGCTTTGTCCGGCAGCCTGGGCCTGGGGCTTATAAATACCAAGTTTATCCCGCTCTATATCTTTTCTTTTAACCGCAATGGTGGCTTCAAAATCCTCGGCCTGGATGGTGTATTTAAAGGCTTTAAGAGCCTTAATCACCTTATCTCCGATCCACCTTTGCATTTTGGGAAAATTTGAAAGCCAGGCATAATCATTTTCACCGGTGGGTGCCGGCACCAGCATGGCAATTTTTTTCCATGTGGACGGAGCCTCGCTAAAGGCTTTATGGAATACGGTTTTCAAGGTAACAAAAACCGATGCAATGGTTGCTTTATTGATAAGCATTATGTTTCTCCTGTTTTAGTAAATGTTGCCAATTGGCAACATTTTGATTGGATGTTTTGATTTTAGTGTCTTTAAATTTCTACCCAGACACCGGCCCCGTCAACCTCAATGCACAACCCTGCAACAATACTGTTGGTACCGCCATTGCTGCTGACGGTCGCAGTATCTTTGACATACACATTGGTCATGATATGGGCTGCTGCCACGGCATTGGTGGCGGCATTGGCCAGGTGAAAAGCTTTTTTGCGCATGATCAGAACAGACTTGTCACCATTGCCACCGGCAGAATTATCAATTGTCTCCTGGGCAACCCCGACAACCTTGAGGCCTGCAGCGTCAGATGCCGGAACCCCAAACCCTGTTGCATTGATCGCAACCAGTTTCCCGGCATCAATGCTGGTTGCAGCAGCAACCTTTATCCCGAGTGTAATCCCGTCTTTTCTTGCTGTATCTCTATCAGCCATGCTTCACCTCCAGTCCGTATTTTTTGACATCGTCTGTCCCAACGCCCATCATGGCAGCAACTTCCAGATCAGATTCGGTCAGCTCACCAGCTGCAGTTTCTGCTTTCTTGCCGGGCAGTTTGCCCACCGGCACCACCACTGGTGCCTTGGCAACGTATACCTTGAATCCTTCAAGGTCCTTTCCGGCATATTCCACGGCCCAGTCTTTCTGATCAGGAGTTACCTTACCGGCTTCCAGGGCAGCTGCCACAACATCGGCTGCATCCCGATCTGCTATCTGTGTTTTCAGAGCATTGAAATCTTCCAGGGACACGCCTGTTCTGGTTGCCTGTTTCAGGGCATGGATGGATGCCACAATCACGGATTCCGTGTCTGTTTCTTTCAGATCCAGGGCAGCCATCACAGCTTTTGGTATCACTTGTTTTTCTGCACCGTCCGGTAACTTCACTCCGATCCCTGCCAGGGCTGCCACGATCATCTCATCCGTGGCATTGGCATCAAGCCCCAGGGCGGCAATCAATTGTTCTCGATCCATTGTTTCCTCCTCAAAATTTTCCAGCCCGGCTTCAAGTGCTGCCAGGATGGGGGTTAGATTATTTGTTCTGGGTCTGTTGGTAAGAGCTACGCTGTCCAGATAACAGACCCGGTTATCGGTCTTTCTGGCCGCAAACACAGGAGAAAAATACCGGTATTCCTTGGCTGCAATATGCCCGGCAGCCTTGTCAGTCCAGTCCACCCGGGCTTTAATCCCCTCTCCATCCTCCCAGGCAAGCTCTTTGATCCAGCCCGCCGCAGGTGCTCCATTGGCAAGCAAGGCTCTCTCCTGAACACTTGCATGCTCATAATCAAAATGGATTTCATTACCCCTGGCTGAAATCCCTGCCTGCACCAGGGCAAGTGACGTATGGTCCACAAGATACTGGACTCCGTCGGCAAGCGTTCCAAGACCCGCTTTGAACAGCAGCATCCATTCCGGGGCTCGGCCTTCATCTGTGTTGAGGCTTGCGATCATGTGTATAAGTTTTGGCATTGATTTTTCTCCATATTTGTAATATCATTTTTCAAGGTAGTGGAGCCTGGGCCCGGACCCGAAAGACTTCACTGTCTGTCCGCTCAATCCGGGGGAGTGAGACCCCATTAATCCCTTTTCCAAAACAATTGTCCGATTCTATGCTTGTTAAGCTGGTTCAAATTAGGCTCTGCAAAAACCGTCCATCCCTTCATGATTCCATCTGCAGCATTGGTGACCACCAGCATCCCCTTTTTTTTGCCGATAACCATGCCCTTGACAATCCGTTGTCTCAAAACCACTTGCCCTGTTCCTTTATGACGTTCAAAGCTGGACCATATTTCAAAAGGGTTTTCCAGGGCTTCAAGGAGTAACGGCATATATTTTGCCCTATTCACATCGACATGGCCGGTTAAGAAATCAGCATTGATAACAACATCCCAACTAAAATCACCTTGGGTGAATTTAAACACTTTTTCTTCACCGCCGATGGCATTCACGATTTGCTCTTTTATACCGGCTTGTGTAGTGACAGCCTTATGATTAACCTGTGCTTTCACCGTATCCAGAGGTATTTTCTCAGGTCGGTTGTAAGTGACATAACTGCCGGGCGATAACAGCTCCCAGGCCTTCCTTTTCTGCCCGTCCCAATACGCCTTTTCCTTATCAAATAACCACTTACCCATAGAGGCCTGGCCCACATTGTAATCCCACCCGGGGTCAATACCCAACGGTACCCTGTGCTTTTTGCCGTCACGGCCTTCATACTCTTCGTATTGAATTTCAGGGGCGGTATCAGGGTGCTTCCTGCCGGTTTTCTCCAGGTCACGCCTGGACATTGAAAAGACCCGTCAGGAGCATCCCCACCCATTCTGGGGATAATGAGTGTTCCACCAGGGGTCATCATGGCGCAGCACCAGGCCATCCCAGGCAAGATGCTGGTGTCTTGGATTTACAGACCCTCCGTGCCGGTATTGCAGGAAGGGCCTTAACACTGTTACATCGGGATCTGTCATCTGCTGCCACCGACCGGCATTGTAGGCAGACCTCAAGTTGGTGTCATAAATAACCTTGGTCCGCCAGTTCCGGCCTCCCTTGTAAAACCACCCGTGCTTTTCAACAAGCTTGTCAAAATCTTTCCGAAAGGTTTCAAGGGTAGTGCCCTGGGATATGGCTTTATCCACGGCAGACCTCAAGCCGACAAGTAAATCGGATTTCATGGCCCCTGCCACCATAAAGCCCCTGGCGTGCATTCCCTGCCACAAATCATACCAATGTTCCGACGGCATATTAACCTTGCCCTTAAAAAAAGAGATCGCTTCATCAAAGGGCTTACCACCGTATAGCTTTTTTATATCAGGCATCTGTATCCACCTCATACCTGCCAATAAGATCTGCTGCGGTCATGGCCTTCTGGATCAGAACTCCAAGACCGGCTGCATCCATGTCGGAAAATGCAGCAAGCAGGTTATCTTTAAACTCCTCAAGAGATCTTGATTCATCCATGATTTTCTTGACGGGTTTGAGCATGTTTTCCATATGGGGATCAGACTCACCCTCCAGTCTGCCCATAACCATATCGAGAAGATCGAGATTTTCTTTTCTCGAATCATTTGGGAGTCCTGCTATATAATGGGGCGTGTTTTCCAATGACGCTGAAATCTGGCCTATTTTCGGTTGAAGGGTTTCCTCCCCCTTTTCAGGGGCCGGAATATTAAATTTTTCCCGAATATGGGAAACAGGGATCTCCATCCGGTCTGCAAATTTATCCACCATCTCTGCATGGGCCTTGAGATCTTCTTTTTTAAACTGGCCGGTATAAAGGGGGATCTTTGTATCCCATCCGTAATTAAACCCGACATAGGGCCGGATAAACTGATTTCTGATCGTTGAAGCCAGGGATCTTGCATCAGCGTTTATAAGATCATGCCGGACATCGTTGTGGGTGTTGGCAGCAGCATAACTGCCTTTGCCGTCAACATCGGCTGTCAGGGTTCCGCCAAGAATTGCTTTAGACATCTCCTTGTTGGCAAAGGAAGCAAGGTCTTTATACAGATCTGCCGACACAGAACCACTGTTACCGGAAACAAACTCAATCTCAGTTGCCCTGGATATAATCCCGGCTGCATCATGACCCAGGGTCCGGACTGCAATTTCAAGAGCTTCCTTGTCTTCTTTGCTGGCACCTGTGTCATACTTACCCAGCCGCAACGGCATACCGTATACTTCGCAAAAGATCACCCAGTCTTTGATTGAGTAATTTTTGAAAAGATACCACCAGGTGCAGATCCGATATAAGCCGGACCGGACTGCATTGCCTGACTTACCGCCATACCTGTGCATCATCACCCGGAAGGCAGGGATTTCAATCCCCAAAGGATCGTCATCTGTTATCAGCCTGGGGACAGTTGAAAGAAGACCTGCCTTATCTGTAAACATGAACCGTTTCTGTTCGAGAAAATCAAATTTTTGAACCCGGGCCTGCCCTTCGGACACATCCCAGTCAAGCTCCACGGCAGCAAAACCTTTTCCCACAGCATCCTGCATGCTCTCCAGGGTGTCAGACCAATCCGTGATATCTTCCAGCATTTTTTTAACATCTTCATACACCTTGACATCCCCTGGATCTTCAGTGGCAGGCGCCAAAGCAAAATCAGCGTCCAGGATCACGTTCCTGCGCTTGCCCATCTCACCTATGATATGGCCGTCCCGCTCTTCAATCTGGTCAAACAGTTCTGCCTGCCGTCCCAGATCCCCGGCATCAGCCTCCTTAAGTATTGCACCGAGCCTGCCCGGCGTTAATCCGTCAGCCACATAATCCCGGAAGGCGTTTGTGAGTGGTGCCGCTGCCAGGGGCCGCTGTTCAGGTTTTTTCCCCGGCCGCTTAATGGGCCGGTTGAATTGATCATAAAGCACTACCATTACCAGCACCCCTTCTTTGCAAATCGTCTTTTTATCGTGGATTTATATTCAACTTCTCCTGCACCTTTAAGTTCCCGCATGGCAAAATTGGCCATGACATGGGCAATGGCTGAGTCTCCATGCCGCTGATTGCCGTCACGGCCTTTGGTTCTTCCCGTATCCGGCACCTTGGCAATACCCTTGACCATCTTTATTGCCCTGTGATCATCCAGGGTGTCTCCGTCTTTAGGAATGAAGGTTTCCTTGTCCTCAAAGGCACTTTTAAACTTGGGCATATTTTCCCGGTACCACTCCTGGGAAAGCATTACTTCTAAGATTCTGCCTGCCCCGTATTCCTGCCGGGCTACTTCGGCAAGATACTGGCCGTTGCCCCTGCCATCCAGGGCACCGCCCCGGAACCGCGGCAACCGATCACAAATATAAAACAGAATCTGCCTCTGCTGTTCAAAAGGCACATTCCTTAACTCAACGACAAAAGGAGCCCGGTGTTTCAGTCCTGGTTGTTCCTGTATGGGCCATACAACGGAAAGGTCACCGGATCGTCCAAAGTCTTCACCAAAATAGGTGGGATAATTTTTAGGCATTTCATCAAGAAGCTGTGCAAGGTTTTCATCGCACCACTCTTTGACCTCGGCCTCCCGGATCAGTTTGGGCAAATCCACAAACTCAGCCGGACATGTCAGGTTCACAATGGGAATGGTCTCATCCTGGCAGGCTTCCAACATGCTCAATGAAAGAAATGATCCGCCGCCCTGGGAAGGAATGCAGAACAATTCTTCATCCGCACCATCACCATAGAAACTTATGGTTTCCTGGCGCCACTTGTCCTGGGTCTCCTGGCTCCATTCTTGTCCAAGCCTTAAACATATTCGCTTATACAAGCCGTCATTCAGGGCATCATCAAAAGTGACCCTGTGAAGGCTGTAGGGTTTTTTTCCGGACCGGATTTCTTTAATGATTTCATTAAAAGGATTTTCATCACCGTCATGGGTGGATATGATCACAACCTGGCCACCCCACATAAGAAGGGCCAGAGCAGCCTTGATAAGTCCTTTAAGATCATCATGAAAGGCCGCCTCATCAATTACGACCTTACCCTGCATCCCTCTTAAATTTGAAGGCCTGGAAGAAAGGGCAACTATTTTATGACCGGATGCAAACTTGATCCGGAAGGTGATAATGTCCTTGTCTTCATCCTTGAAAACATATTCCTCAACCTCAGTGGCGGCTTTGTTGTAATGCTTTGCCCAGTCACCGCAATCATTGATGAATTCCTGGGCCATGTCCTTGTTGTACCCAACATAAAAAACATCCATCCCGCTTTTAGATGCTGACAGCAGGGCATCCTCACTTGCTTCATCCCAGGACAAACCAACCCGCCTTGATTTTTCAATTACCTTGACCCGGGATTGATCAGCCTGCCAACTCACCTGATATGGTAAAAGCACCATGGGTGTCCGCTTGGACCGATCTTCCTTTACATGGGTCAGGGTCATGATTTCACCCCAAGAATCTGCTGCCTGATCATGTCAGCAGCTTCATCGGACAGCCCGCCTTCAACCACGGTATCATCCACAGCATCCGGGTTGTACTTGACCTTCATCTGATCAATCAGCTCCATGGTCTGCTTAAGTTCCTTGACCTGGGAAAGCTGCAAGATATCAGGCTGTGCCAGCATCTTGTTCAGCTTGAGTTCAACCACCTCCTGGAGAGCGTCAACCGCATCCGCAGGCGTGTTGATGTTTTTAAGTTTTTCCGGCATGGACACAGGAACCGGGTTTGCTGATTTCTTGCCCGACGTCACGGCTTTTTCAATGGCGGCAAAGGCATAAACGCTCTGGGGATCTCCACTGCCAAGGGCAGTTTTTAAAAGCTTGGCCCGCAGCATTACCGTATCCCGTTTAATGGAACTTAAGGCTTCTCTGTATTCCCTTCTGGCTCCTGTCCAGTCCTCATCCTTGCCCCATCGTTTGAGCTGGCCAACGGATACGCCTGTTAACTTTGCCGCCTGGTCGTAGGTCCTGCCCTCAGTCACAAAGAACTCTTTGGCATTTTCCCGAATTTCGTATGAATACCCTTCAGGCATTATTCAATCCCCAGGGACCGGTTAAGAGCTGCAATCTCTTTGCTAAACTGTTTGAGCTGGATCATTTTATCAGCCAGTTCAAACGCCTGCTGGGTCAAAAGCTCATGATTGATATCCAAAATCGGTTTATGGGGATTAAGCTCTGTCCGGATGCTGTGTCTTAGTCCTGAAATGGATGTCTCAATTTTTTTTGATTTTTCTAACTTTTCCACCCGCATACCCTTCCAGGTCATTCTTTCGTTATCCATGTGCCCTCCTTGGGCCTTGTTCTCTGATGATGGGACAAAAAAGATTGTTATCTATTTTTTCAACCAGTCTGGTTTGCACTTGCGTATTCAGATGAATGATGTCCGATAGATCATCAGCCAGCTTTTCATACCGCTCAACAAGCTCGACGTTGGACTTGTAATACCGGGTGATAAGATCAACATCATCCTTATACTTTCGCAGAATCTTTTCTGTCTGGGTCTGGTAATGGGTCATCCTTCGGCCATCGACGTACCAGAAGATCACGATCAACCCGGGCAGGCCTAAAACATTCACAATTGCAACAATCTGCGGCAACGACATCTCAGCGAAAATCGGCATTAAATGTTCTCCTGTTTCTCTGTGCTTAAAAGTTCCCAGTGTGCCAGATCGTTAAACCACTGGTCATTGACATCATGATCTCCGTCCCAGTCTCCCCCCCACCTGACCTTGATACCAAGCTGCGACGCCTTACCCAGAACAAATCCAGAAAATACATAAAACTGGTTGGGCTCATCCCATGGGATCCCTTTTTGCTTGAGCCATGGTGCAACATCAACAGCCAGAGACGGCATGACATTATGCTTGCCGGTCGGCCATTTAACTTTTGATTTCCCCTGTTGGAAGAGCTGATTTTGACGCCGTCTTGTGCGGTGACCTTCAATGACAGCACAGTCATATTCTTTGACAACCACTCTGAAAAGTTTTTGGAGAAGGGGATGACAGGTATCAAGCTGCAGGTTGGATTTGTTTGAAAACTTCGGCATTACATCGTAATCTCCTTTGCTCATTTCTGTTCGAATTATGTTCCAAATAAGCGCAGGCTAACACCAGGACACGTGGCAGGTACAAGGATACAGTTCAAAAAAAAATGCCCCACCCGGCATTTAACCGGGCAGGGCATTAAAAATGATTTGGATGGTGGATTAAAACAAGTTCAACTGCTTTTCAACAATACCTCCATGGCAGGGTTTTCGCTGTTCTTCGATAATTTTACGGATATGGCGTGTGGTAAGATCATATTTTATGGCCAGGGCCTTTTGATTGAAACCGGTAAACTCTTTATATATACGTCGGTTCCTGGCCATACGGATCACGGATTCAACCTTGGGGACATACAAAGAATCACCGCCCAGGGCGGCAACAATTTTCTTAGCCGTTTCCAGACCTGCCACCTCAACCAGCAGCGCCATGGAATCGTCATCAAAATCTTTGTCTGTTACTTCGTCCCACAAACCCATTTCTTACCTCCAAAGAAAGAAAATTATTATATTATTTAGTTTACCAGGACATCACTTGTTTCTTGGTGTACCTTTTAAAAACCTCTTTAACCATTTTGATACAATGAGGACATTGCGGTTTTTCACTATTAACATCTTTTTGTTTCTGTGTCTTGTCCTATGGTTGATGGGATGTGCAGACCATCTCTACCAACTTCTGTATCTTTTGAATATTTTATCAATTCCATACTTTTCTGAATCCTCTTAATACATAATTTAAAGTGCTGCCATATCAAGTGTAATATTCTGCCAGCCGCCTTCTGGACCGGTCTTTTCATAAATTCTGAAATAAGATTTTGACCCTGCCACCTGGAGACTGTCTGAAATAGCTGTCATGGCTTTTTGCCATAGCGGATCATTTATATCCAGCCTTCGTAATGCCAGGATCCGCTTTATGTTGATCTTGCCCTCCTGGTTCACGGCAAAGGCATCATTGATAATGGTTCTGATTTCTGATCCGCTGTTTTCAGTCCATTTGTTCAAGCATTCATCAATCAGTTTTTTGGCCACCTGGAGCCGTTCGTCAAACACCAGGTATTCGCTGACCTGGACCTGGGCTTTATATTTCATGTCATAACTGTAAAGGGTCAGATTCCCCTTTTTGCCGCCCAGGGTGACATCATATTCCTGGGCAGACATCTCAACAAATGCGTCTATTTCGCTCAGGGCATCTGCCTTAAATACGCTCATGGCCTTTTGCACTTTACGGGCATTCTTCACAAGTGTCCGGACAAGCTCATCACGGGTCTTATCAATTTCCTTTACATTGCTCACAGGAACAAGACGTCCCTGGCCATCCTCCATGTATTCATCTCTGTTAAAGCTGTTCATTATTTACCTCTCTTTGATTTAATGCCTGGCTGATTAGCCACATTGCCTGCATTTCAGGGGTCCTAAAGTCGGTCACGGCTTGGGCACTGATATCTGCAAGCAGCAAACCAACCTCTGAAAAATCCAGAACCAGGTTCATCTTTCCGTTTCCAGACTTCTGTTTCGACGGTTTATTACTTTTTTTGCTAATCACCTGCTGGCATTGCCTGCACCTTGAAGATAACCCGGTCTTACTCCGTGCATCCTTATAAAACCACTCCAGGTCTGCCGGATAATATTTTTTACATTTAGAGCACAATTTTTCTTTTCCGCTGGCAGGCTCCCTGATCTTTGGTTGGGTCTTTTTGTGAGCCACCTTGGCCTCCTTTTCCTCCTTACGTTCCCGGAGGGCTTCCCGTAATACGTTTATTCCTGATGTCATAATATTTACCTCATGGCCTTTTGTTTTTTTTGCTGCCGTTTTTGATGGATAATCATCATTTGTAACAGTTTCCTGAGATCATCAGCCTCAAGCCACTGAGCCCGGTCAACCTTAAACCTGGATTTTGCAATGGCGTCCACATAGCCCCAGGAATAACCCATATCCAGGATGATGGCCTCAAGCTTTGACATGGATTCTTTTTTGCCCAGGGGCAGGTTTTTGATTTTCCGTCTGGTACGCCTGGTCTTTGATGTGGTCTTGAACCCAAGTTTTTCAAACTGCTTCATGATATTCCCAAAGCTGCTGCCTGTCAGATCCTTTGAGCTTTCAACACCCACGCTTGACAGCAGATCCAGGTATTCTTCATTACTCATGCCCACCTGGGCCTTGGCAATGTGGATCACAGCTTTTTTTGCATTGCTTATCATTCTACCTCCTCAACAGGATGGCACCTGGAACAGGGCGTATCCACCCCGCAGTCAAACAGGCACTCTTTATTTTCAGCATGCGGTTTTGAATGAGGGCAGTCACCCCTTGATTCACAATCCATATCCAGACACACAACCAGCCCAGACGATTTTACACCATCCCTGTCTCCAAAATGCACCCTGGCACAGGACGGGCAGAAAAAAGACCCGCAATGAAAGCAGCGGTAAAGCCGCAACAAGGAAAATTTTTCTTTACAACCCCGGCAATGGACTGTCTCGTTGTTCAGGGCCTCACGATAGGACCTTTGTGCCCAGTCAATATTTTCCTGGCAATCCTCATCAGTGACGCAGGAGGCATTCTTTTCCAGGCGGTTAACCACCTCTTGGACTATGTTTGATTCAACTGTTTCAACCGCCATATTGCCCCATACATAATTTTTTAATTGCAGGGCAAGGGCCGATGGGCTCATTTCTGTAAGGTTATTCCTTGTAAGTGTCTCATTCATCGTTCACAACCTTTCCCATTTCAAACTTTGGCATCCCATATTTGGTCGGGGACCAATTTGCTGCCGGCATGGTTGATGCTGATGCACATTTCACACAGGGTCTGCCCGTCCTTGAGGACTCAAAAAAATGACCGCAGTCAAGGCAGTAAAGTGTGGTTAAAAATGATAATTTCTTTGCCTTTGGTTTAAACCAGCCTGTTACAAATCTGTTCATATACTCTCCTTTCTTGACAATGGCAGCTTCGGTGGCTACCATTGTCAATGCAACCCTTTCCAAGTTGCTGTTTGTTTGGGCCTGGCAAGATGTTCCCGCATCTTCCAGGCCGTTTTTATTTTTCATCAATTACAGCCTTCAGACCATTTTTAATGATTGCCATCTGTTTTAGTGCCTCAAGAGCAACATCTTTATCCCTGACTGCCGCACCGGAACATACCAGACGGTTTAGATTGACAGTGGCTCTATTGATGGGATTCGGTCTCCAGGTTTCTATGTTGGGGTTTTGAGCCTTTTCCTTTCCCCTTTGAGTCAGCCGCCACAATTTTTCCTGTCCGGATCCGTGTGTGGGTCGAACACCAGCTTTACGGATATATCCGTCAGCCTTGTATTGCCGGAATCGCTTATATACATAGGCGGTGGTTGATTCTGCCAATTTGGCTATTTCTGATGCAGAGAAAGAACCACTTATTTTCATGGCTCTCCATATCTTGTCCACTATTTCCCCAGACGGTTTCTCAACCGTATCAATGAACTGGTAAAGCCCATGTCTGATCCGCCTCAAATGGCCCTGTTTTTTAAGATTATCAAAGGCATAAGTTACTTGCTCGTTGGTAAGATTAAGGTTTTTACGGGTCTCTTTCATGCTGATCGTGCCATTTACAGCAGCAAAGTTCCTGACCATTTCAGTGGAGGGTGATCTTTTCATCTTACGGTCTCCTTTTCCCGGGTGGGAGCCTTGCGCCTGTTGGGCAGAGCCTTGATCATTTCAAGGGTAATTACCTTAACATTATTGGCTTTGGCCTGGCGTTCCAAATCCACCATTAGGTGGTAAAGAAGCCTGAAAGACCCCTCGCACCGCTTAACAAGTTCAATGGAAGCCTCTGGTTGTACTTTGAGCCCACATGCCTTTTGCCCAAAAATCATCACATCCTCAACCTGGACAGGACCGAATTCGACAACCCGGGTTACCCGTTCCCAGATCCTGCGCCTGGCAGTCAAGCGTCCATAAAGGCTGGGTTCTCCCACCAGGATAATTGGCGACCCGGTCTCATCATGGATATCCCTTAAATGTTCAATGTTGCTGTTAGTCAATCGGTCTGCTTCATCCATGATGATGGTCATAGGCTGTCGGTCCAGCTCCTCAATCAGAATTTTTTTAGCCCGGTCGATCCGTCCCGGATCCATGCCGTTGACCTCCTGACATATCCTTGCAAGCATGGCTCTGGGTGTCCAATCCTGGAAAACACGGACATAAACGGATGCAGGTGTCCGGACATTGTATTCTTTTGAGCACATGGTCTTGCCCCGGCCAGCCAGACCCCAGCCCACCATAAATCCGGGTTGGCCTTTTTCAGTATCTGCCACAACCCCAGCGGCCTCCCTGAATGCCATGACCCGTGCTGTTTCAATAAATGTATTTTTCAAATGTTCCTCCTCTTAATTAAAAATTGAAAACAAGTTTCAAATCCTCAAATCGTTCCTTGTAATTGTCGAATTCAGGCAGGGATTCAAAAGATTTCATAAAAATTTTATCGTCTTTTTCGGGTATCCGGTCATGCTCATGCACTAGGCGGAAACACCACTCATACCGTTGCAGTTCTGTCTCCCAATATTTTGGCCGGGGAATAACCGGCAATGTTTCCATTTCAAGAGCCGCATTTTCCACCAACAGCTCAAGCCGTTTGATTTCTTTTTGGGATAGATTTTCTTGTTTCTCTGGATTTTTTTGGCCCGGGCCCTGGTCAACGGTTGGCAGGATAGGTGTTTTTTCCTTTATGGCGGCAAAAGCCAGCACATTAAGGCTGTCAGGAGCCTGTTTTGTCACGCCCAGCTCCTCAAGTTGTTTTTTAGTGTTCTTTGTAAGCCTTGCCTGGCGTTTATTTTCATAGGTCACCTGGGCGACCGACACCTGGTCTCCAAATAATTTGGCAAGGGGATGGCAGGCCTGGACCGGGTAGGCTTCTCCAAGAAAAATGCCGTCCATGGTATAGCACCAGATTTTACTTAAGTCCGCCGTATCCACCATGGCCCGGATGGGCTCTTCAGTACTCAGGTTATGCAGGCAGTCGGATTCATAATCAATATTCCACAATGTGATCCGGCATTTGCGGGGAAACACTTTTTTGCGCCATAAAAAATCATAGCTTAACTGGTAAGGGTCAACTCCCGGACCCCGGTTGGGCAAAAACATGTCTGCTGGCGGGGCAGGCAGATCCTTCTGGGGTTGCTGTCCATACCATTGAAAATACCGATCAATGATCACCGCAGCCTCCCTGATAGTGGGCACCCAATTTTGGGTTCTGGCTTCGTGCCAGGCTTTCTGCAGTTTTTCATTCCGGTCCATCCATGGCGGCTTTGTCCCGATACTGTCCCCGCAGTATGACGGCATAATAAACTCGAACTGGCCCTGGAACGTCTTAAAAAACCGCTCCACGACCTTGGCCCGTCCGTTATAAGGTTTGGCAAACATGACAGCAGTTCCCACCCGGGCATAGAGCCCTGTCATCTCTTCAAAATCAAGATCAATATTTTTGGTAAAAAGCTTGGATTTAAAGGCCCGGCCATTATCCAGATAAACAGAGTCTGGATACCGCCCAAGGGCCTGAACGGCATTCCTGAAAGCCGCTAAAATACCCCATTGATTTTCCGAAGGCAGGATCTGCCATCCGACCGGATACCGGGATTTCCAATCAAAAAATACAATCAGTGTCATCCTGCAGTTCCGGCCAGTCTCGGGGTGCTTTATGAAAAAATTTAATGTTTTACCGTCCGCCACCAGACATTGACCTACCTCAAGCAGGCTTGCATCCCTGGATATATAAGGGCCATAATTGT